ATGATACCTATTATGGCAAGAACAACTAGTCCAATCATCTTTAATGATGCCATAAGTTCTTTATGTTCTTTTGCTTTTTGTATTCTGACTTGTCGTGCATGTTCTTTTTGTTCTTGAATACGTCTTGCACGTTCTTCAACGATTTCTCTCCATGTGTCAGGCCCGAATCTCATGTTCAACATCATAGCGACTTCTTGCATTTTCTCGGCGGCAATCTTTGCATCTATAGTTTCACTTGCAATGTGTGCAGTATCAAACTGCTCACGAACACCAAGACCTCGTTTACCACTTTTCTTATTGACTTGATCTTTACCACGAAGTAATCCATCAATTGCACCACCTATATCACCTATATCTTTACAGGTATCAATATTTGATTTGATGAAATCCACACTTGATTTTACTAAAGCAATTCCTGCTAGTATTTCTGCGACTGGCATAATGTTTCCTCTCTAATATCTCACTCTATAGTATTTATAATAAAACCCTATTGACAGATGACGTTTTATGGTGTATTATAAATAGAGAATAAGGAATCAAAAGGAATGGAGTGGCTTGGTATGAGTGTTGAAAGAAAAGATTTAGATAGATTAGAAGAATCTATGTATGATTGTTGGAATATCACAGATGACATCAAAAAGATTTTAGATGTGTCAGAATTTTTTGAAGATGACATTAGAGCTCTAATGAAAGTGTATAATATAAAGTTCAAAGTACTTGAAAATAATGTAGATGTGGTCGATACCAATCTAACGAACTTACGAGAAACTTGGGAAGAAATGCGACCAGATAAGGTGGCAGAAAAAGAAGAAATATCAGACAAAGATTTGTTTGGTAATGTAGTGTTAGGAGAAGATGGATGCTAGTGAGTGAATTAGATAGAATGGTAATCCTTTTGGAAGAAATAGCTATTCTTAAATCAAGAATACAACCAGAAGACACAGGTCATCTGTATACAACGATTAGTACTCTTGAAAATCGTGTGTTAGAAATTAAAGAGAAATTATCTAAAGGAGTTTCTTAATGGAAGTTTTATCAGAATATTATGGGTCTAGACCTAAAGCAACAGTACAATTATCTAACTTAGATGGTAAGACACTATATGAAGTGTTATGGTGTGGAGAGTCAGTAGGAGTTTATGCTACTGAACAACAAGCAGAAATGGTAGCAGAAAATTATGCGTTGGGAAGTGCAGTATCCAGAACCTAAACAACCAACACCATATGACATTTGGGATACGATTGTCTGTGTTGGTTTCGCATATGGGTTTACAATGGCCCTAATTGATTTAAACATTGTATTATATGTAATAATAGAACTATTCTGGACATGGTTCTGCAAAGAAAGAGTAAAAAATGAAAGATAATGTGAAATATCCAAGTGAGATTGAAAAGTCTAGACAAATAGATTGGGTAAAAATGAAAGACAAAATGTTCTGGGTTGTTCTGGTTGTTGGTGGTGTACTTATGGTCACTAATAAGAACGCTTGTGCTTATGAGAATACAGAGGTGCAAGACCATTACAAGAACATAATCTACAAGACTCCGAGTCAAGTAGAGGTTTGTTATGAAAGACAAGTGTCTGGTGACAAAACTGGTGATACAATCTTAGGTGCAATTCTAGGTGGTGCGATTGGTAACAACGTAACTAAGAATATGCCTGATGGTGGAACAGCTGGTGCAATCATTGGTGGTATAATTGGTAATATGAACAGTAGTGCATCTGGTGGTTCTAAGACAATATGTAAGACAGAAACTAGATATACTGAAGAATCTAAGACTGTTTACTCACATAGTACAATTAAATTTGTTTATCATAGTAAAACTTACACACTAAACTTCAAAAAGTAATAAATAGTAATATCGTTCATCCCTTTAGGGTCGGAAGTATGCTATAATGCAGAAGGAACGCATCTTTGTAAAAGGAGATGGGTATGGATTACATTCAATTATATCAATACTTAAATTTGATTAAGCAACTACGTCAAATTCAAGTTCATAAAATACTAGCCAGATAGGGTATTATATCCTTTTTGGAAAGAGTGATTGTCTTTTTCAAAATGGTCATTCTATTATAAATATAATGGAGAACAGATTTTTGTTCTCCATTTTGTCCTTGAAAGGAAAAGTAATGTCAGTTGCATCAGCAATATATAATGAAACGTGCCACATATGTGAAGTAATCAGTAAATCTCTAAAGAATGTCACTAGAAGAATTATCATAGGAAGACAATATTCTGCAAATAGAGAAGTTGCCCGTCAGTTGATAGCTATGGGTGAATACAGAAATGAGGATGTGAAATCATTAACACATAAACTTAATCAAGAAGTTAGAAAAGAGTGGGGCATATAATGAAAAAGTTCATGTCGAATCTATGGAAAATGCTCTCTGCACATGAATATGCACCAGAAAAACATTACATGAGAGGATATGCAGAACAACATCTGTCAGAATCAGTAGACTTATGTGATTTAGAACGAAGACAACAACAGTTAGCTCGTAAGGGTATATACTAACAAGTACTATGCGACTCGTTGAAAGACTCTCTAAGTTCAGTAAAGCCACCTATATGCAGTTCTCCATTAAATATCTGGGGAACTGTTTTACAATCCATCTCTTTTAACATAACTCTTGCTTCTGTGTCATGGTCAAGAGAAATCTCTATAAACGGAATATTATAATCATTCAGTAGATTCTTTGCCATATGACAATATCCACATGAATTTTGTGTATAAATAGTGTACATTGATGATGTCATTTCTCTAATCTAAATATGATATATTCATCACCAGACTGTGGTTTAATGGTGATAGCAGGACTACCAGAGGGGGTTTGTTTTCCAACATAGTTCCAGTCATACCCTTGTTCATACTGTTTTTTTGCAGTATTAAAGAACTCTGCATTTGTTCCACAAAATAAGGCTGTGACTGCCACTAATAAAAACATATTTTTCTCCTAAAGTCTATTGACATTATTTATAATGTTTGATATACTATGTGTATCAATAAAAAAAGGTAGAGACATGACAGAACTTGCAACATTAACATTTATACTAAAAATGTGTGGAATAATGATGATGGAAGGTACAATACAACCATCAGAGGCGTTTGAATGTAAAAGAGCAGAAAAGTTTATGGTTGAATACCATTTCAATGGGGAATACAAACTCTACAAGGATTACATGGTGTATGAATTGCAAAGAGATTTCCCAACTAAATAGAAGGTTACAATATGTTAGAAACACAAAGAGAAAAAACAGTACTTGCAGATATTAATTCATATTTGGAGTCAATGCAGACAAAAAATCCAAAAGATTTTGATGATCAAATAGGAACTATACAACAAAGAGCCAAAGATAAGTATCTACTTAGTTCTAAAAAGACTACACAAGAGTTACTTGATGAAAGAAACTATTGGTTGGAAATCAAAGGTTCATGGAATAAGTCAGTCAAAAATAGAGTCACTAGACTTGAGTCTGTTCTTGTTGCAAGATATGATATGGATAGAGTAGAAAAAGAACGTATTGCAAAACAATCTGAGGAAACTTCTGTAGATGAAATTAAATAATTATGTTAAGGTATATAAGAACGCTGTACCAGATATATTTTGTGATGAGATGATACAAAAGTTTGAGGACAATCCTCAACAATATAGATATCAGAAAAGAGCAAATCCTGATAGAAATTTTAAGATGTCTTTCAATCAAATTCATTTAAGTGAAGAAATAAACTGGAAAGAGGAAACTAAGTATCTATTGGATATATTTCCTATGTATGTAAGACAGTATAGAGAAGAATGTAATGTCATAGATAATCAATGGCCTATTAAATGGTATTATGAATCAATACGAATGAAACGATATCAACCTAATGGTGAGGAGTTCTTTAGTCCTCATGTAGATGTTACAGATTACAAAACGGCAAGAAGATTCTTAGTGTTCTTTCTATACTTAGATAATAATAGTGATGGTCAAACATCATTTCCACAATTAAATCTTGGTAGTAATTGTGTCAAAGGTTCACTACTTATGTTCCCACCTATGTGGCCATGGCTTCATGCTGGAGAACCACCAATCGATAAACCAAAATACATAATAGGGAGTTACTTACACTATGTCTAAATTACTAAATCATCTAGGAGAAACAATTGATAATACAGTTGATGAATCCAAACTACCATCAACTCAATCAATACTTAATGATCCAATTACAAAAAAGTTTGTGTTTCTAAATAGTGATGCACACCCAGATCAGACTTGTATTGGCCTTACCTCTGAAACAGATTTTCATGGAGTAGTGTACAAGTATGGTGCTGTTTCATTCCCAGAAGAAATTATGAGTGAAAGTGAAATGAAAGGTAAAAAAGACTTGCCTTTTACGTTTAAGTATGATATCATAGAGAATAATGGGATTCCAAAAGAGAATTTTGGAGATGACTTTTTTAAACTAATAGAGAATATATTATTACATATTATTATAGCACAATCAGAGGATGGATCAATTGAATCAAACTATAGAACGGACAACACTCAGTAACCTTGTATCTAATGAGGAGTATTGCAGAAAAGTATTACCTTTCATCAAATCAGACTATTTTGATGTAAAGGAAGAACGAGTTGTTTTTGAAGAAATAGAGAGCTTTGTCGATAAGTACAAGAGGATGCCTACAAAGACATCTCTTGAAATTGAAATTGAATCAAGAAAAGACTTAACACAAGATCAACACACAAAGATTGTAGAGATCATTCAGACACTTGATTCAACAGATGTCGATATGGAGTGGTTAGTAGACACGACTGAGAAGTTCTGTAAGGACAAAGCTATATACAATGCAATCGTTGAGGGTATATCAATCATTGATGGTAAGGACAAGAATCGTGGTGCAGATGCAATACCAAGTATTCTTACAGATGCACTTGCAGTATCATTTGATAATGCAGTTGGTCACGATTACTTTGATGATGCAGATAAACGATTTGATTTCTATCATAGAGTAGAAGAACGTGTTCCATTTGATCTTGAGTTCTTTAACACGATAACTAAAGGTGGATTACCAAATAAGACTCTTAATATTGCACTTGCTGGAACTGGTGTTGGTAAATCATTGTTTATGTGTCACATGGCTGCATCTTGTATATCTCAAGGTAAGAATGTGTTATACATTACACTTGAGATGGCAGAAGAACGTATTGCAGAACGTATAGATGCAAACCTAATGAACGTATCTATGGAAGACTTACACGATCTACCTAAGAATATGTTTGAGGATAAGATTACAAAACTTATGAAGAAAACTGAGGGTAAACTTATCATTAAAGAATATCCTACTGCATCTGCTCACTCTGCACACTTTCGTGGATTGATTAAAGAACTTGCAATCAAGAAGTCATTCAAACCAGATATGATATTCATTGACTATCTAAACATCTGTGCATCTAGTAGACTTAAAGGAGCTGCAAATGTTAATTCTTACACTTATATCAAATCTATTGCAGAGGAACTACGAGGACTTGCCGTTGAAACTGATGTTCCAATTATGTCGGCAACCCAAACGACAAGAAGTGGATTCACCTCGTCAGACCTTGGCCTTGAGGACACATCTGAATCGTTTGGGTTACCAGCGACAGCAGACTTCATGTTCGCTCTCATCTCGAATGAAGAACTTGATGCACTCAACCAAATCGTAGTCAAACAATTAAAGAACCGATATAATGATCCAACTATTAACAAAAGATTTGTTCTAGGTATTGACAGAAGTAAAATGAGGTTGTATGATGCAGTTGTATAGGAACAGAAAGACTTAGTAGATAGTGGACAAGAAACGCCTGTGTTTGATAAAACGGATTTCGGAAATAATCAGTTTATGAAAAAGAATCTTGAGATGTTGAAAGAACCAAACTATGGAGACTTCAAAGTATGAGTATCGTAAATAAGGTAAAGAGTAAACCATACAAATCATCTAATGTTCATACGTTCAATATAAAGATTCCTATTGTTCAAAATGTTTTAAATATATTTAC